AGGATGGGAAGACCCGATACAGCCACGGACCGCCGCAGCACTCTTCATGGGTGCCTCCTACGTCGGCAACCTCGCACACGAAGGCGTCGAAGCAGGCGTGTTCACCCCCCAAGAGGGCGCTGCGATCCAAGGCGTCGTCGAACTTGCCATGCAAGTATGGAAGTTCCACGCCGTTAATGGCACAATAAACGAGAACGCATAAGTCGGAGGACTGATGGCCACAAAGAAAGAAAAACCCGTTCTCGAGCCCGTGCCAGTGGCAGAAGTCGTCGCGTCATACAAATTCACCAAAGAAGACAGCCAAAAAGGCAATCAGGCGCAGGCAAAAGCCCGCGAAGAGAAGAAAATCGCCCGAATGGAGAACGCCGACGAATACCGGCGTCGCCAAGACCAAATTGCCAAACTCGGCCTGACGAAGGTCGCATCGGAAGTTGACCGAGACCAGCTGCCCGCCATCGCCCTGTCGATCATCGCCGACCACGGTTTGCGTGTCCTGGGCGGCGAATGGGAGATCAAAACCGCCGAAGAAGCCACGAAAATCGGCAAAGTCTGGCACGACATCTTCCGCCTTGAAATGGGTGAGCCGACGACCATCTCGTCGAGCCAGGAATCGGAAAGCCCTGACCAGCGGAAAAACCGCTTTGAGGAGTTGAAGCTTGAGGCGAAGCGCCGCGTGGAGGGCGGTCTTCGCGCCATTGCTGGCGACGCCGGATGAGCATCACGGTCGATAAGGCCCTGCTGCTCACCGACGAGGAATTTGCCTCCCTCACAGCGGCCGAACAAGACGAATATCTACAATTACTAGAAGAAGACCTTTCTGCGTGGTCGCTTGTTGGGAACGACCGCCAGAGCAGAGCAAACATCCTCCTCCAAAAGGTGGACTGGTTGCTCTACGGGGGCGCGGCAGGTGGTGGGAAATCTGAACTCATCACCTACCACGCCCACCAACTCTCAATGCGGTACCCAGGGCATCGCAGCCTGCTGATCCGAACCAGCCTCCCCGAGCTGCGTCGATCACTGATTATCCGCACCCAGGTGCGCTACGCCCAGCTGAAAGTCAAAGCCCAACTGCGTTCCATCGACAACATGAAAGCCTGGTGGTACGAAAACGGGTCAATTATCGAATACGGCTACTGCTCCCGCGACGAAGATGTCAGCCAGTTCATGTCAGCCGAATACGACTTCGTAGCCTTCGACGAGGCCACCCAGTTCTCGCCGTACCAAATGCTGATGATCTCAGGCCGTCTCCGTACCAGCCGCAAAATGGCCGCAGCGGGCGTGCGCACCCACGTCATGTTCGCCACTAACCCAGGCGACAAAGGCCACCAATTCCTGTACCAGATGCTGGTCACCCCGACCCACTATGGCAAAAATGCCATCGTTTACGACGTGAGTGAAGGGTTTGAGAACCCAGACATTGTGCGGGTCGTGCCGCTACCCGACGACTTGGAAGAGCTGGAAAAGATCGAAATAGACCACGATCCCGACAAGCACCTGATCGTCGCGTTCGTCCCGTCAACAGTGATCGACAACCCGTTCATCGACCCGACGTACAAGAAGCACCTTTCCATGCTGCCGGAAGTTGAGCGCCGCCAAAAGCTTCTCGGCGACTGGGACACGTTCTCGGGGCAGTATTTCGGTGAATTTGACCGCCAACTCCACGTCATTCAGCCTTTTGCAATACCAGAAACATGGCAAAGGTTTAGAGCAATCGACTTCGGTACAGCCAACCCGTTCTGTTGCCTATGGGGAGCGCTTGACCCATCCGACGGCACTATGTACATCTACCGCGAGGCCTACCAAAAAAACCTCACAACCGCCGAGCAGGCTCGACTTGTCAAGTCCATGAGCGTTGACGAACACGGCAAAGCCGAAAGCATCTCGATTACAGTCATCGACCCGTCGACGTTCTCCAACGTCGCAGGCCTTGGTACCACGGTGGCGGCTCAATACAACGCCCAGGGGGTCGTGGTCACCAAGGCTAAAAACACCCGCATCGGCGGCTGGCAAAACATGCGCCGGTACATGATGGCTCACCCAGTAGACGGCAAGGTCCGCCTCAAGATTTTCAACTCATGCCAAAACCTGGTGCGCACAATCCCACTCATGCGCCACGACCAAAACAACCCCGAAGACCTCGACAGTCGAGACGAAGACCATGCCGTTGACGCCCTGCGCTATCTGTTAGGGTGTAGACCATACGAACTATCGAAGCGCGACAAAAAGAAATACGAGCCGGGGGCTGAAGGTCGCGTGCAGAAATTCTTAGAAAAACTTGATCGCCAAGGCAAGCGCCGGAACGTTTGGAGGTAACTGATGCTTGTCGTTAACCATTACAATTATCTTCCTGGGTCGTGTACTTTGTGCCGCTCCAGCAACCTTCCCGCAATCGACACCAACGTCGATCTCGACTGGCCGAACAGCCCCGACGACCCTAACCCGTCAGCCAACCGCCGCCTGTACATCTGCGCCGACTGCGCAATCAACCTGGCAGACATGGTGCGGGAATCCCGCGGCATCGAACTGCGCCCGCAAAACGCCTACAAGGCGCTGGAGGAGCTGAGCCAAGGCCTCAGCAACATGAACCGCGAACTGAAGGGCCGCGTCGAAGAACTTGAAAACACCATCGCGGTCATCAAAAGCGTGAACGTCACGCCAATCATCCCAGCTGACGAAGAGCCGACGGTGACCAACTTCAAGGTTGTGCCGCCGCCCAAGGGAGCAGCATGATTTGGCTCGGGCTCGTCGCGGCAGTCAACACCGCGCTCAGCGCCTTTCTCGTTTACGAAAACCGCAAACTGACCTACGCTGCCATCGCCCGCCATGCTGGCGACATCGCCGTCATGGAACGAGCACCACGTCGCCGTGGCAAGCCTGCTGAATCTGACGCCGAAAAGACGTACCATGCATGGCGTAACCCAGTTGAAGGAGTAGGTCCGTGACATGGTCCCCGCCTGACCCGGCGAAAGTCTTGAACCTTTGGCGCGACGCCGATTCGTATTTGGTCAAAGAACGCCGCGACTATTGGCTCAACGGTTCGTATTACCTCGGCCAACAGTGGATTTGGTGGGACTCGACACGCACCCTTGTGCAGGAACTTGATTACCGCACCGAGGCTGAAAAGGACAGCCGCATCACCGTTGACAAGTACGGGCCGCGTCTGTCATCTCTTTTGGCGCGCATGATGCGCTCCGAGCTTGTGTTTGAGGTTCAGCCGCAAGGAACTGACGACGCGTCGATGCGCAAGCAGCGCTTGCAGGAGCAACTCCTTATCGCCGAACAGCACGAACGTGATTGGGAACTCACCCGAGAAACTGCCCTTTTGCAGGCATTTTTCGGTGGTGCCGCAGCGATTTGTGTTGACTGGGACCCCGAAATGGGCGACGACTTCTATGTGGACATGCAAACTGGTGTTGCGATTCCCGACGGCGGCGTCCGCCTGACGCCACTGGGCATCAACGAATTTACTCTCGAGCCTGGCACGCAAGACCCTGCGGATGCACGCTGGTGGATTCGCGCAACAAGCCTGCCACCGGCACAGGTCAAAGAGCGATACAACCTCGATTGGATGCCCTCGCCAGACGCTGAAGCCGTACTGACCTCGCGCGCACGGTCCATCTTGATGCGACGCCCAGGCAACCAGTCGCCACAAACAACAATGGTGTACGTCTACTACGAACGCCCCACACCGACGACGCCTGGCTGCATCGTCCACGTTGTCAACAACAAGATTGTGTTGCAGGAAGACGGATGGCCTTTCCCGTTCCCGCACCTCAACGTTGCTCTTTTCCGGCAGAAGAAAATCCCGAACACTTGGGTTGGGCACACGCTGTGCACACCGGCCCGCGACGTTCAGTACGCCTACAACCGTGCCCGTTCGACGATCATGGAGCACATGCGCAAAGCTGCCAACGCGCGCCTGATGATCCCCGCAGGCTCAATCGACGACGCCGACATCATCACCGTCGATCCAGGCGACACGCTGGAATACAACGCTGAACTAGGGGAACCACACTGGCAAAC